GACGAAAATGAACCTGATATCTCGGTTGGATATGAATTTAATGAAACATTTAAATTAAAAGGTCGTTACAACCCAAATACGTACACCAATCGTATTACAGAGTTTACTTAAAATAAAACTATTGGACAATGGAATATTGTCATCCTCCTTAATAAAGCTGCTAATGTTAACTCGTCTAAATCTTTATACCAATCTCTGGGATTAAGATTAGAAGTAATCCAAAATTTCTTCGCTGCTAACCCCACCGACGAACCTTTAACCTCAACGTTAACTGGGTATCTGTCGAACCATCGCAGCATGTGGCCGACGTCAATGGCTCCACGGAACTCATCGCATACAACGTGTTCCTGACCTCTATAGCCATCCCAGAACTTAGTCCTAGGATCTTTAGGGTAAGCGTCCATTCCTGCCTCTGCCCAGGCACGTCTAGACTTCCCTGTGGATGTTGGACCCCAATACACGATAACCTCTCGGATGATAGGATTCGGCGATAGATGGTCTGAAGCGATTCGTTTGAGGTTGCCGTAATAACGACAATAGATATCGCCCGGTACATCATCCAGTTGCCCTCTTTTTGCACACTCACGGATGGTGTCCCAATCTTTACTAACACCTCGTCGGATGGCGGGATTTCCCAATTCGAAACGCGTTCCCTCGACGGCAGTATCGTCCTTCCAGACGTAGTCCCTAGCTGCGTTACTTCTCGAGGGCTCGCAATGACATGTGTCTCCGAATACTCGCTTAACACAGGCGAGTCTCTGCTTAGTCTCGAATGCAACCAATACCTGCCAATGGAGGTATCCTGTATCGGATCCTCGTTCCAATTGTCCTCGAATGGATTGAACTCCTGCAGGTAAGTACGGTAAGAAATCGGCATGGGGAATGGTTAAAATCCAATATCTAGCTTGCGGATAAACTGGCATTAGAATGAGCCATTGAGACGCCGTGCTTTTATAGACAAAACTTTTATTTGAAAACAAAACAATCTTGTTTCAGCCACAATATAAAACATACACAATATATACACAAAACATAAACTATCTATACACGAAACATAAACTATCTATACACAATATAAAATAATAAAATAATAAATATAAAAAAGAAGAGATAGTAAACTTTGATATGATAGTCGGTTGCTTTATGGTAACCTCATTGCAGTGTCTTTTTGCACCGGTCGGGGCTAAACTTTTGACTGCATAGCCGGAGCTTCATGTTTAACCTCGCCGAATTGCGGAGGGAGGACACAAGGGCCCCAGTAGAAGGGCATGGGGTAGGGGCCCCGAGGGTTCCCTTCCTGGGATGTGAGGCTCCCCCGGAGCCAGGCAGGTTAAACATGAAGCAAAGGCGTTACGAAATACATATATATAAATTCATATCAAAAAAATAAAAGTTTCAGGGGCCTGCAGCTTGCGAGGAAACCCTGAAAAAAAATAAAATCAGTCTGTAAAACCCAAGGCTTGTGAGCCGCCTAGTATTACTTACAGACTGATGTCTCAATGTCTCACGATTTAAAGATGTGAAATTGAGACCTTTTTTTGTTCTATAAAATGTCACCCGCCTTAAAGCGAAGAAAAGGTAATGATGGATTGGTGTTCTATTATCATGGCAATTACTGTGGCCCCGGATGGAGCTCTGGCAAATACCAAGCGTCGGTCCATACTGGCATTTCCCCTGTGGACGATTTTGATTCCACTTGTGCAATACATGATTCAGTATATGCAGTTGGTGGCGATTTAAAAGCGGCCGATATGGTATTTGCTAAAGAAAACATAAACGCAGGTTTATATGATATTGCCATGGGTAATGTTTACACTGGAGTTAAAAGGACACTTGCTGGCCTGGCTGTTGGTGGACAAGGACTCATGAGAAAACAAACAGAAGCAACTGTCAACAAGAGTGAAATACCTGTTGTTGCCATTTCTTCTGAAAAAAGTCTTATGCCCAATGTCGTATCTAGGAGGAGAAAACGCATGCCTCGCTCTAAACGAAGTAAGGCTAAACGTCCAGGTCCTTATCGGCGTCGCAGGTACAATCGTAAGCGCTCTAGTGCTCTTCGTCGTACTGCTCGGCGATCCGCTGCTCAAGGGGGCAAAGGTAAAAAAGCCTACACCCAAAAGAAAAGCTCGAATAAGTACAGTGCCTACAACAGAGGTGTCGTCAAAACCTGTGAAACAGGAGGATTGATAGATTCTCCTGAATGTGTATACATTGGTGTACACAATGCTCCGATATTTGAAGTAACTATATGCTTGGCGCATACTATTGTTAAGGAATTGTATCGTCAAAAAGGCGAAGGATTTGCCTCTTGGAAAGATGTATCCTTACCTCATCCTGGCTTGCTCCTAAAATATGAATACTGTGTCCATAACGACACTGCTATTACTACTGCCTCGGTTACCATGAATACTGGCACCGCTACCTACGAAGAAATCGGAGAAGCTTTGGCAACATCGTTGGATACTGTCTTACAAGAAGGGATTGAATATTGGTTTAAGCGCTTTTATATGACTGATTCTACTGCTGATCCTAACAATAGTCAGGTCGCTGTAATTGTAGGTAACGACTTTTACATCGACATGGAATTTGTCACCCAAATGAAAATCCAGAATCGTACTTTGCCTACTGCAACTGATACAGAAATGTACAGCGTCAGGAACAATCCCCTTGTAGGCAAGGTATATTATGGAAATGGGCAAGGACCTATATTTCGTTCGCGAAATGATAATGTTGTTTTCCAAAACAGTCTTGCTAATACTCAGACAGGAGTAATATCGTTCACTCCTACTGATTATGATGAAACTCCTTTACGTAACGAACTACAGAAACCGCCTCTTAAAAACATGTTCAATTACGTCACTATGGTCCATGATATAAAGATGCCTGCAGGATCCTTTTTCGAGAAAAAGATCATTAGCAAACACACCTTTCCACTGGCTAAATTTTACAACCGTGTTAATGGTGCTGTTTCAAGGGCTTCTTCGAACCCTCGTACGCAACTTGGAAAATTCTGCTTTGTTGGACTGGAAAAGTATATGGATACAAGGGACGAAAATGAACCTGATATCTCGGTTGGATATGAATTTAATGAAACATTTAAATTAAAAGGTCGTTACAACCCAAATACGTACACCAATCGTATTACAGAGTTTACTTAAAATAAAACTA